GAAGTAATCCAAAACTTTTTACCAACTAAAGGTCTTGAAGATCCTTTAATCTCCACTCTGACCGGATATCGGTCCAACCATCGTAAAAGATGGGATACATCGATTCCTCCTCGAAATTCATCAATGACAATATTTTCTTGAGACTCATAACCGTCCCAAAACTTTGTGCGGGGATCCTTGCCATAAGCCTCCATTCCGGCTTCTTCCCAGGCTCGTCTAGATTTTCCAGTACCAGTCTTTCCCCAGAAGACAAAGCAAGTTCGTTCGATTCCAATAGCTCTACTGTAATCAGATGCAATAGTCCGTAAGGTCCGATAATTGACCACTCGTACGTGAGCCGGTACTGTGGTGAAATCTCCGGACTTGGCGGCGGTCCAAACGGACTCCCATTCAGTCTTGCTGTTTCTGGAGAAGGGCTTCGATCCCAACTCGAATGATGTTCCTTCAACTCGAGTGTCTTCTTTTTGACAATAGGCGTTAGCGGCGGAGGACCTTGACAACTCGGCATGAAACTCTCCGAAAACGGATCTGACTCCGTTAAGAGATTGTTTTGATTTGAATGCAACCATAATTTGCCAATGACTGTATCCAGTGTGTCCTCCTTCTTCAAGCTGTCCAATGATGTACGAGCATACAGGCGGGAGGTAGGGCGTAAATTCATGTTGAGGAATAGTCAAAATCCAAAAGATGCCTTGTCGACGCATGATTTTTTGGTGACTATTTATATGTTTTATATATGAAACTTTTTATTGGGATACGAAAACACATGCACCACGCGAAGTCCAAGCCACACCAGCCCTTCGCGTGGTGCATTGTCGTACAGAAAGCATGTGCTATCCCCTCAGGCTAAAGGCAAGCTCAAGTATTTTTTTTTTATTTTTTTTTTATTTTTTTTATTAGTAGGACACATGTTTTAAATGTACGACAATGCACCATCACGTGAGTGAGAATTGAGAACGGCGTTAGTAAGTAATACTACAGACGCCGTTCTCAATTCCACGTGATTAAGCAGGTACATTATTTATAACTGCTTGAGCATATCCAGGTTGCAAATTTGACGAATATGTAGTAGTAAATTCAGCACCAGCAATATGTTGACATTCATATGTAAGGGTAATGTTATTAGCACTACCAGAATTCAGTTCTTCCTCAAATATTGCCATTTGAGATTTTCCATACACACGTGAATAATTAGAATTATCAGAATCTAACTTCAACTTATGCAAAACATTACCATAATAACCTTTACAATCTGTACCAATTGTCATAGACTTAATAGCTCCAGGATTCAATCTAGCATAAGCAGATTTAATTACATTTTGATATGCACTTTTCACAGGAGGCTCTCTATAAGCTACAACATCACTACCAGCTAATTGACCAGCACGAACTAAAATCAATCCTGCAAGTGGAATATAATTCATCACAGCAGGTGATCCACTTTTCAATTTAGGAATACCAGTTGAAAATTCAAATACAGGTCCCTTAAGAGGTTGTGCATCAACTTGTGTAGTATCAGATGCACCAGCAGCAGATTTAGTTCTATTTTGAATAGTCATATGACTAGACATAGCAATAGATAAAATCTCTTTAGTCATATCCATCATATACATTAACCTAAACTCAGATCCAGAATTCCTTTGATACAAATAAACTTTGTTAAGAACTGTAGGATTCTGAAGAGTCATTGTAGTAACAATATTATCATATAATATAAATCCAGCAATATTTTGCAATAAAATAGTGCTAAGAGAAGCATCATTAGGAATAGTATGCGAAACCCTATCAATAGTTCCATCACTATCTTGAGTCTCATATATAACTGTGTAACCATCAGGACCAGAATCAGGTGTTGCACTAACTAATGGCAACTCCTCATATGGTGTACTAACATCACATTTCACACCAACTCTAAACAATTTACGTAACAAAGCTATTCCAATAGACCAAGCTACAGTCTGTAAATTAAATGTTGTATGACCAATATAAACAGAATCAGGATCAGCAACAGAACCATAATTCTCTACAATATAAACTCCTCCTTTCTTTTGATATTTATCTCTCAAACCCTTAAATGCACTTTTAGCACTCAAAGCTATCTTTCCTTGATAAGTACCAGGCATTGACAATATATTTAATACTTCTGAATTTGTTTGGGTAAACAACGATCCTATAGCATTTCCTGCTAAATATCCTAAACCAGCAGCACCAGCAATAGCAGCTCCGCCACCTAAAGCAGCACCAGCATATACAGCACTTCCCATTCCTTCAACAGCAGCAGCACCTAAATAAGGATTTGCAAACATACTTTCTACAGCAGTTGCGATTCTGGGAACATTAACAGCCAATTCAGATGCATTATATCCTGCTCTAGCAATACCAGAAAACGAACCAGCTTTAGCAAACAAATTTTGAATACCAGCTTGTTGTTCTCTCGTTGCTTGTTTACTAGCATTTTTCCAATACTCTTTCTCAGAATCATATCGATGTTCTTTCCTGAACTTCTCTTTTTTCTTACGTTTTCTATACTCATAAGCAGACTCATCATTTTTTCTTTTAACCATAATTTTATTAAGTAAACTATCTATCGTCGATAGGTTCGACGTTTATACCCTGTGTACTTTTTTCTATATCCACTGCGCTTATACATCGGCTTTTTATAACTCTTTTTAAATTTAGAAACGTATTTACGATTTGGAGTATAAGTACGCTTATAACTAGAAACTCTTCTTTTACCATAAGCCATTTTTATTATTTTTAAGTAAACTCAGTAACTACTAATCTTCGCATTAATGCTCCAACTGTTTCTTCATCCAACATAGGATACCAAACAACAGGGCTAATATTCGAAGTAATCCAAAACTTTTTACCAACTAAAGGTCTTGAAGATCCTTTAATCTCCACTCTGACCGGATATCGGTCCAACCATCGTAAAAGATGGGATACATCGATTCCTCCTCGAAATTCAT